AATACAGGTGAAGTTACAAGAAATAATATAGGTAAGTTAACAGATGAGAATACTCAGCTACAGTTACAACAACAAAATGAATTATTACATAAAATTCATACTAATCAAATAGCACAAGAGTCTGCCAATGTAGTAGCTAAATCTATACAATCTGGTAATTGGGGTATATTTAATAAATTTATACAACAAAACCCAGATGTGAAAAAAGCAATTAGTGGAATGGGGTATACAGCTGTAAGAAGTGTTAATTCTCAAACTGATATGAGTTTAATAGAGCCATTTTTAAAAGTAGATAATACTACACAAGATTATAACCATGATGGTAAAGTTAATCAAGCTGATTTAGTTTATGCTTATAAAAATAATATAGATGGCTTCAGGGATAAATTTAACAAAAATAACTTGATAGCTATAAATACAAAAGGTAATCCTGAGTTAATTCCTACTTCATCATTATTAGCTGCAACTAATACTATGTCAAAATTAAGTGCTTCAGATACAAATATAGTTATGAAAACATATAATGACTATGTAAATACTACTAAAGGGTTATTAGGTATAACTGAAGCAAAAATAAATACAGAAAAAGCTAAACAAGCTCAAGATTTGACGACTGCGAATGCTAATATAGCTAGAACTAATCTATATAAAGCACAAACAAATAATGAAGGAGTAAAAGCTAATTTATTTAAAGCCGAAACTGATTTTTATAATGCTAAAACTGCATCTGCTAAAATTAGTGCACTTAATACTTTAACAGAGAATGCTATTAAGCAATATAACTTAGATAATAAGAAAGCTATTAATAATGTAGAAACTAATATAAATAATTATTCTAATATAGCTTTAAGCGCAAATAAAGTAGACCCTAAAGATTTAGCTGCTATGAAAATCTATAGTGATAATATAGGTAGTAAATTAGTAACAACTAAGGAACACAATAATTTAGATGCGTCTACTAATATGGTTGTAAATGGTAATAAGTTACTTAACTACTTAAATAGTTCTAAAATAGATATGAATGCTATACAAAATATTAAATCTTTATATCATAAATATTTTGGTGCTCCAAAAGAAGAAAAAGATAATATTAAAAAGTTATGGAGAGTAGAGGCCGAGAAAGGTAACTTGATGGCACAATATCTATTAGATATGTCTGGGCAAAATGTAACTGATAATGAATTTAAAAGAACTACAAATTATGCATTTGGTACTGATTGGCAAAATATAGACTCTATTAAAGTTCACTTTAAAGCATTCTTAGAAGCTGAAAAACAAAAAGCTATAACTGATTTAAAAAGAATAGCTAAAAAAGACCCTTACACAGCATATACCTATAGATTACAATTAGGTGATATAGACACTAATAGTAATAATCAATCAACTAATCAGTCCACTAAATCTACTCAAAAACCATCTTTAGATAGTTTTTGGAAAGGTAACTAATGAAAACTGATGTACAAAGTTTAAAAAATAGTTTTAAAGTAAGTTATAATGTTTATAGAGATAGTATAAATGAAGCTGAAGAAGTTATTAATTTATATCATAATAGACAATATACACCAGAACAAAAAGCTATATTAACTCAAAGAGGACAACCTAAGGAAACTTTTAATGTTATTAAGCTATTTGCTAGACTTCTTTTAGGTTATTATTCTAATGTGGTTAATGAAGTAGATATTGAGCCTTTAAATATACAAGATACTAATTCTGCTTCAGTATTAAATGATGTAGTTAAGTATATATTTAAAGATAATCAAATGGATACTATAGGTGATGAAATAAAACTAGATGGTATTTTAACTGGTATTTTTGCTAGTTATATTTATGCCGAAGATACTGAAGAAAAAGATGAATTTGGTAGGCCAATAAGAAAAATTAGAATTGAATATGTCCCTAGCTTAGAGTTATTACTAGACCCTATGAGTAGAGCACCTGATTATTCTGACGCTAGATTTATACATAGATATAAATGGGTAAGTAAAGACCAGATAACTAATATGTACGGCAGTGAAAAAGTTAAAGAACTAGAAGCTTATTTTAACTTCCTTAATATTCAACAGGCTGATTTTGAGTATAAGTATGGAGAGAGATTTGTAGGAACTTTTAAGCAACTAGATAACTATTTAATAGTTCAATCTATAGTTATAGATGATGCTGGTAAAACTTGGGAAATTGTTTGGTGTGATGAGGTTATATTAAGTAAAACTGAAGTTACTTATAGAGAAATTAGATTTCCATATAGAATACATAAACTAAATGTTTCTAATAAAGCTGAATTTTATGGGGTATTTAGAGAAATAGTAGAAAGTCAAAAAGCTATTAATCAAGCATTAATTAAAATACAATTAATGGTAAATACACAAAAAGCATTTGTGCAAAATGGCGCAGTAGATAACTTAGCTGAATTCACTGATCAATTTAATAGAGTTAATGCTATTATACCTGTAAATGAGTTAACTGGTATAAGAATAGAAAATTTAACTGCAGATATAGCTCAACAATATACTATTGTAGATAGGTCTTTAAATAGAATACAAAGAATATTAGGGATAAATGATAGTTTCTTAGGAATGGCTTATGCCAGTGATAGTGGGTCTAAGGTTAAATTACAACAAGGTGCTACCATTATGTCCTTAAGATATATAACTCAGAGAATAGAACAATTTTATAGAATGTTAGGTTGGGATATAGTTAAATTAGTTAAGCAATATTATAATCAACATCAAATACTAAGAGTTTCAGATGAAATTACTGGTGCTAAATGGATAGAAATTAATAAGCCACTAATGAAATGGACTGGTCAAATGGATCAAAATGGACAGCCTATTATGAAACCAGTATTAGAGCCTGTAGTAGACCCAGCTACTAGAAAGGTAATGAAAGATAAATGGGGTAATATTATAGTTGCTCCAGTACCAACTAAAGATACTGATATACAATTTGCTAGAGTTAATATAAATGTAACAGCTGTAGCTCATAATGATGAAGATGAAAAGAATATGATGTTAATGCAAAATGTATTACAAGGGCCATCAGGACAATTCTTAGCTCAAGTTAATCCAGCTGCATACTTTAAAATTACAGCATTAGGTATTCAATCTATGAAAACTAAATATAGTCCAGAAATTAGTGATATATTTATGCAAACAGCACAAATGTTAGCTTCACAGCAACAGATGCAAGCACAGGCTCAACAAGCTAATGTACCAGCTAATAATATGACAACACCAACACAACCGAAAGGACAATAAAATGGCATTCGATGTTCAAGGAGCTTTAAAAGCAGGGTATAGTTTAGATGATATAGCTCATCATGTAGGTTTTAATATAGAAGGTGCAAGAAAAGCCGGCTATTCTAATCAGCAAATAGAACAATTTTTAGCTAATAGTAAGCCGCCTAGTGAAACTAATCAAATACAAGCTAATCAACCAGTGCAACAGACTAATCAAACACAGACTAATCAACCAGTGCAACAGACCAATATGATTAGTTTACCAAATGATAATAATATTCAACATATAGATACACAAGGTATAGATGGGCAACAAATTAATATGGATACTACTCAAACTATGGCTCCGCAACAGATGGAAGTATCTAAAGAAAATAGTTCTAATCATAGTTTTGCACAAGATACTTTACATGCTGCTAAGCAAGAATTTTATGGTGCTATGAATACTTTAGCAGGATTATATGGATCAGCTTCAGATGTATTTGGTAGTATTCCAATACTTAAAAATACTGGTATAGTTCAGGATTGGCAACAAGCTTCTAAAGATGCTAGTGAATTTTGGAAATACCAAGCAGATGTAGATAATAAAAAAGAAGGATATGGTAAAGCTAGTGAAAGTATTATATCTCCTTATAATATAGGAAATATGGTGCCTATGTTATTAGTACCAGAAGCTAAAATTAGTAGAGGTGCAGTTATAGCTATAAATGGGGCTTGGGCAGCAGCAATGGCTAAAGGTGAAGAACCAAATGCCTCATTAATGAAACAAACTGTAGAAGGTTTATTAGGCGCAGCTTTAACTGGTGTAGGTTATAAAATAGGTGATTATTTATTACCTTCATATGCACAGAAAGCATCTAAAACATTACAAGAAAAACTAAATATTAGTGATGAAGAAAAAGCTAAAATAGTTAAACAATATAGAGAAGTAATGCAAGACCAACCAACTATTAAAGATAAAATAGGTAATAAAATATTAAATAAAACTAATGAAGCTAATCCGAATGAAGAAGTTAAAGCTATGCTATATTGGGCTGGTAAAAATAGATTTAGTATAGGAACTAAAATATTAACGCAAATATCAAATGATAATCCTGAAGTAGCTATAAATATGGAAAAAGATATAATAGCTAGAAAAAATTTATTAAAGTCTATGACAGACCATAAATATGATAATTTAGAAGATATAGCTACAGATTTAAAACATGTAGAAACTAATATTAAACAAGATTATGCAAATATAAAAACTAGGTTAAATAGTCAGAAAATTTCTATAAATCCTGAAACTACTAATGCTGTAAATGATGTATTAGATATCCCTGATGATTTAGTTTCCACTTTAAGTGATAATTTAAGAGGTGATTTAGCTATTCTAAAAACTAATTTAGGTAAACCATCTGATGAAGTTACTAATGGAGATTTAATAGAAGCATATAAATCAGTTAATAATTTACTTAATTCTAAATCAGCTATGAAAACTGCTAAAGGTTTTAAATTAAATCAAGTAAAAACTATGATAGATAAAGAATTAAAGAAAAATCTAACTACAGAAGACTATAATTTATGGAAACAAATTAATAGTAACTATGCAACTATGATGAAAGTTAAAACTAGTAAGGTAGGTGAACTAGTAAATAGTATTATAGGTAATACTAAAAATGGGCAGTCTATGACAACTAATGCTATATTAGCTAAATTCCCATCTTTAGTTGAAAGCCCAGAAACATTTAAAGCTATTAGAGATTTATTAGGTTCAGAGAAAGCGGCTAAATTTGAGAATTTTATAGTAGATAAAATATTAGATAGTGATGATGGATTTAACTGGGTAAGACTTAATAATATGGTTGGTAAAAAAGGTTTTATAACACCAGAAGGCCAACAACTTCAACAATTAATAGAAAAATTTGCAGATAGTTTTAAAGTAGATAACTTATATACAGCAGAATTGAAAAGACTACAACCTGAAGAAGGTAGTAAAACTATGCTAGATGATGCATTAAAAGCTATAGGTGTTAAATGGCTAATTAGGTCTGTAGCTAAAAAATTACCAACTCAATCTGGTAAAGAAGCTAGAATGATGGATAGAATAACTAAAGTACTTAAAAATCCAGCACAAGTAAGAAATATAAAGAAAGCAATGGATGATATGGCAGTTACTGGAAAACAAAGGATATTACAGCAAGCATTTAAGTCATTAGAATATAAACCAGATATAACTACAGAAATTAAAGATGCTTCTAAATATTACACTAGTCCAGATGGTATAACCATTAAGCAAGGATTTAATACTAGAAATAGATTAAATAATGCTATGGTAGAAAAATATATGAATACTAATTTTAAAAATAGTTTAAATTCTGCAAAAACATCAGATGAATTAAGTAGTAGACTAATGGAAAGAGCTAAGATTATTTCTAAGTATACTGGTTTAGATATTGATGAAATATATACTATAATGTTAAATAGTTTAGGAAAGGATTGTAAATGAGTTTTTGTAATATAATAAATAAACTGTTAAGCCCATTGTTTAAACAAAATGAAAAGAATACTTTTAAGTATTTAGGTGAAAATGCAGATAATATAACTGAGAGCCAATTATATAAAGCTGCTAGAGTATTTAATGAAAGTGATAATCCAAAAGTAAATGAATTAGGTATGCATTTATTAGATGCTACTGATCCATTTACTGGAGAAGTTGATAGCTATAAGATTAAATCACTTTTAAATTTATATAAAGAACACTTTATTGATAAAGAAGTATCTGATAAATTAGTTAAAGATATAAATTCTAAAGTAGAAGAAGTATTTAATAAAAGTGGTATAGTTAATAATGTTAATACTGAATTACATCCTTATGATGGTAATTCCATAGTTTCTACTATAGAGTTTAAAGATGGTAATAAAGCTAATTTTACATTAAATGCAAATAAAAAACTAATAACAGCTTATACTGGTAATTTACATAATGGTAGTGGAGTAGGTTCTAAATTTTATAAGTCTTTATTTGATTTAGCTAAACAAACTAAATATAAATACCAGCCTGATGATACTTTAACAAATATTAATACTATTAAATTGCCTCTTAATATTTATAAATATTGGAAAGAAACTAATTATATGCCATTAAAAGGAGGAAAGACTAAATTAAGCAGCCTATTTAAAGAAGCTATAGATATGGTAGAAGGAAGACTAAATATATCTAAACGATATAGATTAGGTAAAAAATTAGCTAATTTAAGTGATAAAGAAGTAGATGAGTTAGCACCTAAAACTGGTTCTGACCCATATTTAAGACTTAATTCAACATTAAAAGTATTAAGAGATGTAGCTAGGAAGCTAAAGGAAGGAAAACCTCTAAATGCTATAATTTCTATATCAGCCTTAGATGCAGCTATTAAAGAATTAGATAACTTTAAAGAAGATAATTCTCAATATAAGTAGAATTATTAAAATCATTCTTTTTAGTTACTGTATTGTATACTTGCTCACTTATAGCTTTTTTAACCAATAAATGATGCACTATATTAGTTTTACATCCATTCATATTTATAATTCTTTCTCTCCTTTGAATAAATTTAGCCCCAGAGTAATCTGAACTATAAATAATAAAAGTGTCTAAATGGCTTAAATCTACACCTTCAGCATGTGCATTTGAACTATAAATTTCACATTCTGATAATTCATTTTTAAGTAATTCTTGTTCACCTTTAAAATGGCACATAATACCAACTTTCTTACCCAAATCAAAATTATTCTTAATATAATCTATTTTAGCTTTATGCAAAATTATAGTTTTACTATCTAGTTTAAGCGTTCCACCTTCTATTTGATGTAAAGCTAATCTTAACTTCATAGTAGTATCAGCTATAAATTGTTCTCCTTCTATTTCTATTACTCGTTCTTTTTGTAGTTCATTATAAATAGCTTTAATATTTTTAGGTAAATCTATATAGTGGACTTTATCAATAGCTTGCACTTCCTTATCTATTCCAGCATCTTCTTGTGTCATATAAATAGTAAACTTATTTATTACTGGTAATAGCTTATCTAGTTTAGCTTCTTTATATTGCTTAATCTCTCTACCGCTGACAAATATACTCTTAGGAATACCATATTCTCTAAAGAAGTCATAGAAATTCTTAAATTGTTTAAATGGATTATACTTAGATATAAACATTTGGTGATAAATACTTAATGGGCTTTCAACTATTGCTGTTCCACTTAAATGTATATGTGGGAGATTCCAACATAACTTTCTAATTTCTCTAACTCTTTTAGAAGGTTTAGGTAATGCCCCTAAGTTGTGACTTTCATCTATAATAACTAAATCATAAATAGGTTTTAATTTAGATACTTGTTCATAATTAGTTACTGTATAATTATGGTTTAAACTATTATTACCTTCTATAAATTTAAGCCACCCACTTATAGCATTCTTTTTAGTTAATACTAATACATTATTTATTTTAGTACTTAACTCACAAGTTAAGATAGCAGTATATGTTTTACCACTTCTAGGCTTTCCAGCTATATATCCATAGCCATATTGTTTTAGTTTTTCATATAATAATTTTGAATATTTTATTTGATGATTATATGGTCTTATTTGCTCCATAGGCGTCCTTTATCTAGTTTTATTTTTAAATAGATATAATTATATATCTATTTAAAAATAAATCAAATAGGGCTATAACCCTTTTGATTCTTGTGCTATTTCAATTATAAATTCTTGCACATTTTTGATTAGTTTTTCTTTAGCTTCTTTAAATTCATTTTCATTACAGTTAACTACAAATCTCATCTCAGGGATAGTAATAATAACTGTAGCTTCATTATCCATTTTAAATTGTTCTTGGTCTTCTTTTGAATGATGAATTTCTTCTATTTTTAAATATTTCATGTTATTTTCCTTCCAAATAATTTAAACCCTCTTATATAAGTAGGCTTATTTAGTAATATATTAAAACTATCACCAATAGCTATACACATAAATAGTATTCCTATAAATGGTGATAATAACAATAAAACTAATGCTCTTAACAATCTTTTCATATTAATCCTTTCACATCTTCTAATGATTTTGCAATTATAGTTTTTCCTCCAGCTGCTTCTATAGTAGCTAGATTATATTTTTGTAATCTACTCACATTATTTATAGTTTTAGGTGTTTTAACTTCTATAGCAACAAATTGCCCTTTTATACAAGCTAAAATATCAGGAACACCTGATTTAGTAGCTGATACAACTTTAACCACATAAGCACCATTAGCTTCTAAATACTTAATTATTTTTCTTTGTATATCTTGTTCTTTCATTAGTTTCCTTTAAATAGATGGCCAATCTAAATTAACCATCTCAATTCCTTAATCTTCTTTAGTTTTGTCAGTTCTAACTCTAACAAAAGTTGGTTGAATATAAGTATCTAAGATTTGCTCATATTCAATCTCAACTATTTTACCTATATAATAACTAGGCTCTACTTCTCTTTGCCAATCTTGTAAACCACTACCAACTTTAACTATAATACCATTACTATCTTTTAAAACTAAACTACCTATTTTACCTTCATATTTACCTTCACCATCTTCTATTCCTACACATAATAAATCGGCTGTTGGCCTTCTTTTTAGTTTAATAGCATTATTTACTCTTTTACCCGGTAAATATAAGTGATTAGGATTTTTTAGATATAAACCTTCCCAACCTTTATTACATAGTTTATTAGCTAATTTATTGGCTTCAGGTAAAGTCATTTCTTTAAAATCTACTACTTCTAGCTCATTAGGTAAATCTAATGTTTTTAGAGTAACTAATCTTTCACTAAATGGGATATTTTCTAAGATAATATCAAATACTTTAAATTTATTGTTTCCACAGACACTTGATAAACCTTTTTTAAAATTAGTTCTCCAAGTAGTTAAAATACCA